TCAAGACTAGAGGCAGAGGCTGGTTTTAGTCTTGGTCGTTCAACAGAGATTACACGAGATGAACTTAAATTTACAAAGTTTGTCCAGAGATTAAGAAAGAAGTTTACACCTTTATTTACGGACATTCTAAAAACACAACTTATATTAAAAGGTGTAATTACTTTAGAAGATTGGAAAGGTATGCATCAGCATATTCAGTACAACTTTTTACAAGACGGACATTTTGCAGAACTCAAGAAAGCAGAATTACTTGAGGACAGAATCAATGCGTTGGGTAACATTGAAAGTTATATTGGAACTTTCTATAGTAAGAGGTGGGTTCAGAAAAATGTTCTTAATCTTACCGATGCAGAGATTGATATGATGCAAGATGAAATAAACAGAGAGGCTGGACTTGATCCAGATGAAGGTGGAATTGAAGTTCCAGATGGAACTGATGGTATTACCAGATACCCATCTGCTGGTGGAGAACCCATTGATCCAGACGATGTGGCAAAGTATAAAGGTGATATGCCACCAGAACAACCTAAAAATGGAGAACAATAATGAGTGCGAAAGAATTTGTAGATGCGTTACAGAATGGAAAGAACCTAGATGCTGAAGATGCATTTAAAATGGCAATGTCATCAAAAGTTGGTGATGCCTTGGAAAACAAAAGAAGAGAGGTTGCTGGTTCATTAGTAAGCAACCATATACCAGAAGTAGAGGAAGATGAAACAGTTTAATTCGTTTTACACATCTTTACCAGAGAAAGATGAGCATAAGAAGTCAAAGGAGTATAAAAAACTATCTCCTAAGATGAAAGATGCCGTAGACGATATTTTTACTAAAATGGATACTAAACCTTCAGATTTCCTAAATACTTTTGAAAAAACAATAAAACAAGTATCTAAAAAATATAAGGTGCCAGAGAGACAACTTATGGGATACTTTGAAAAAGAGATGTTAGCAATTTAGGAGTAGATGATGGCATTTAGATTAGTAAGACATATCGGAATAATTAATACACTTGGAGATGATGCAGCTCATTCTCTAGATCTTGGTGTGCTCAGTCCGAATAATGCTATAAGAGTTACAGAGGTTGGTGGAAATGATGTTTCTGTTAAAATAACGGAGGCAGGGACTGCTGCAACTGCGACAAATGGTTTTACACTAAAAGCAAACACCTCTACTCTTTTAACTCCAGACTCAAAACCAACTATGGGGCCTGGAGAGGTATTGTTAGACGGAACAGATAGTTCTAGTTCAAATGCTGGAGATACCATTACATTAGAAAGTGGAGTAGACTCAACAGGTAAAACTGTATTATTCTATAATAGAGCAGAGTCAAACTTTACATTGTCTGCGATAAACGAAACCTCTGGTAGTGATGCAGTTGTTCGTGTTGAAGAAGTCGCACACGTTAATCCATTTTAAGGAACGATCATGGGATATACATTAAAACTAATATCAGAACATATTGAACAAGATACCGATTATCTCATAGAGCAAGATGAGAAGGGTAATAAGAACTATAAAATAAAAGGTATTTTTATGCAAGCCGATATTAAAAATCGGAACGGCAGAATATATCCTATGGAAATTCTTCAGAAAGAAGTAAAAAGATATAGTAAAGATTATATCAGTCAGAAAAGGGCATTTGGTGAATTAGGACATCCAGATGGCCCAACTGTAAATCTGGAAAGAGCATCACACTTAATTACAAATCTCTATCCAGATGGAAAGAATTTCATTGGTGAAGCAAAGGTATTGTCAACACCAATGGGAAATATTGTGAAATCTCTTATGGATGATGGTGCAAAACTAGGTGTATCATCAAGAGGAATGGGAAGTTTAGACCAAAAGAATGGGGCTAACTATGTGAGAAACGACTTTTATCTTGCAACTGCTGCTGATATTGTCGCAGATCCATCTGCACCAAATGCTTTCGTAGAGGGTATTATGGAAGGTAAAGAGTGGGTCTGGAACAATGGACTTATCAAAGAAGCAGATGTTGCAGAAATAAAAGAAACCATTGAAGAAAACCACAGAACAAATAATGCGGCTGCGGATGCTTTGGCATTTGCAAAGTTTCTTCAAAAACTTTAATTTTATAAATAAGTCAATAAAACATTTTAAGGAGTAATCCCCATGGCTAATGAACTAGACAAAACCATTGAGGAATTAGAAGCAGAAGTGCTAGATGAGCTTGAAGAGGCCAATGGCAATGCTCCTAAACCCAATGCGACTGCTACTGATCCAATGGATAAACTCGACTCTGATGGAGCAACTGGTGCTACGGAAACAATTCCTGGCTCAACACCAGATAAAGTTGCACCACATGGTGGAGCTGCAGCATCCAAAGGTGTAAAAACAGATACAACAATTCCGAAAAAAGGAAAAGCTGATAAGATGGACAAGGCAAAAGAAGCTGGACAAAATAGACCTCTTGCAGCAAGTTTTGATCCAACAGAAGGTTTCACAGATGATGAAATCAGAGAGTTGTGTCATTCAAAAGACCACGACTGTGCTACGATGGTAGAACATCCACAGTGGGGTAAAGGTAAACCAATTCTTAGATCACACGCAATTCCAGATGATAACGGATATGTTGAGTGGTATGACGTTCAATTCAAACATGGTGTTGAAGAGAAAGTCATGGCAGAAGACATGAGAATTATTTTCTCTGAAGCACATCACGAAGACATGGATATGCCAAAAACCAAAACTGGTATGATCAATGCTATGATGGACAAAATGAAGGGCATGAAAAAAGATGACCTTCAGGCTGCGTATGGTTCTATGATGAGTGCAATGCACCCAGATAAAAAAGACGAAGGTGCTCACGAAGACGATGAGAAGAAAGAAGCAGTGGAACTTAGACTCAAGTCCATTGATGTTTCTGAACACGTTGATGCCTTAGTCGATGGAGAGGGTGATCTCTCTGAGGAGTTCAAGAAAAAGGCTGCAACTGTATTTGAGGCTGCAGTAAAGTCTAAAGTACGTTCAGAAGTAGAACGTATGGAAGAAGATTACAGAAATGAACTGGAAGAAAATATGAACGCAACAAAGGATGAGTTGACTGAAAAGGTTGACACATACCTTAACTATGTTGTTGAAGAATGGATGAAAGAAAACGAATTAGCAATCGAAAGAGGCCTGAAGGGTGAGATTGCTGAGGACTTTATTTCTGGTCTAAAACAGTTGTTTGAAGATCACTACGTTGACGTTCCAGATGAAAAGTATGATGTGCTTGAGGCACAATCAGAAAAGATTTCAGAACTAGAGGGTAAAATCAATGAAATGATGGAGAAGTCCATTGAGTTGAAGAATACAAACGCAACTCTAGTGAAGGAACAAGTCGTATCTGAACTAAGTTCAGATTTGGCTGAAACAGAAATTGAAAAGTTTAAGGGACTTGTAGAAGATGTAGATTATTCTGACGAAGAATCTTATCGTGAAAAGTTGGCAACACTCAAGGAAAGTTATTTCCCAAGTGTAAAACCATCTGATGAACCAGTCTCAGAAACCATAGATGATGTAGAAACTGGCAACGCACAATCGACTGTTGACACAACTGATTCAATGGCAGCATATATGTCTGCAATTGGTAGGTCTGTTAAGAAATAGGCGTGCAAAATGAACAATTTTATAAATAGTAGAAAATAATAAGGAGAAACCAAATGTTTCAAACAGAACATCTACAAGAAAAGTGGCAGCCAGTCCTAGAACACCCAGATCTCCCAAAGATTGAGGATTCATATAGGCGTGCCGTTACTACTATTATCTTGGAAAACCAAGAGAAATCAATTAAAGAGGATAGAAACTTCCTTGCAGAAACAGCTCCAACAAACTTTATCGGTGGTAATGCTTCTCTGGATACTTTCGATCCAATTCTTATCTCACTGGTAAGACGTTCCATGCCAAACTTGATTGCATATGACATCTGTGGTGTGCAACCAATGACTGGCCCAACTGGTCTTATCTTTGCAATGAGAGCAAGATTTGCTTCAATGGACGGTGCAGAGGCACTTGCCGATGAGGCTTTCCCAGATGTATCAAACCAAAATGCTGCTGGTACTATCGGTGGTGGTGATATCGGTTCAACCGAAACTAACCCTGCCACTCTGAACGATAGTCCATCTGCTGGAACTTACACCAGTGCAACTGGTATGACCACGGTTCAAGGTGAAGCATTAGGTGACTCTGGAACAAATGCTTTCGCAGAAATGGCGTTCAGCATTGAGAAGCACACTGTTACTGCCGTAACTCGTGCCCTCAAGGCAGAATATACTATGGAACTTGCTCAAGA